ACCAGATCACTGGAATATACCAGTGTTTTTCATGCGGATTTAAAGGCAATGTGTATAACCTTTTTGGGGAAAGGGCAAACCAGCTACAATTAAGGCGTGACCTTTTTAAGAAGAAACTGACAGAAAAACGTGCAGAAAGTGTTGGTTTGTCCTTTCCCCAGAATTGTTTACCTTATCTTGGTAATTGGAGAAATATTAAGCCCGAAACATATAGAAAGTTTGAAGCTTTCCAAAATCAAGGTAATGACTTTGTGGGTAGGATTAACTTTCCTATCCGAGATATTTCTGGTAAGATTGTTGCGTTTCAAGGTAGACATACAAGCAATGGGTTACCTAAGTACAAGTTCAGCCCTCCTGGGGCTAAACTACCCTTCTTTCCTATAGTGGAATTTATAAAGGGTTCCGTTGTACTTGTAGAAGGCATGTTTGACATGTTAAATCTACACGATAAAGGTATGACTAATGCTGTATGTTGCTTTGGAACGAACAATTTTAATGAAGCAAAACTCGCCATGCTTGCAGTTCAAGGTGCCGAGTACGTGGATGTTTTCTTTGATGGCGACGATGCTGGACAGAAAGCAGCCGAACAAGTAGTGAGTATGTGTGAGAAAGTTGGTCTCGTAGCTCGAAATATCCATTTAAAGGATACCGATCCGGGTGCACTAACTCAAACTTCAATAGACAAATTAATGAGGAAGTTATATGGCTAAAGTTGCCCTAGTAGAAACTAAACCCAGTAGAACGGATTTCCGTAGAGAATTTGATGGTGCTTTTGAATTTGATCAGTACCAGTTATGTTCAGACCCTGGGATTAAGAAAGTATTAAAAAGAGATTGTGATATAGATATTGATACCAATATTTATGATTGGATTGTACTTGTAGGTAGTGATGCTCTCAAGTACTTTACTAAAATTAATTCGGTTACGGAATATTCTGGCAAAAAAGTAGAAGAGAAATTCTTGCCAGTTATTAACCCAGCAATGCTTAAGTTTAAACCTGAAGCACGTAAGACTTGGGATGATTCCAAAGATAGTATAATAAAGTACATAAAAGGGGAAATAGAAGAAGTTATCATAGATGACTCTATTGCCTTCGGAATTGAAGACACAGACGAGTGTAACAATTTCATACAACAAGCCCTTGATCATGACGGCGATTATATTGCTCTTGACTCTGAAACAACTGGACTTTATCCTCGTGATGGATATATGTTAGGAATATCGCTTTGTTATGACGGTAAACGAGGAGCTTATATTAGTACAGAAGCGTTTGATGAAACTACAGAAGAATTGCTTGCAAAGCTATTTAAAGAAAAAATAGTAGTATTCCATAATGCGAAGTTTGATATGGCATTTTTTGAGTATCATTTTAATTTTACGTTTCCAAGATTTGAAGATACTATGCTGCTTCATTATCTCATAGATGAGAACCCAGGAGGGCATGGATTAAAGCAGTTATCTATTAAATTTACTCCTTACGGAGATTATGAAAAGCCCATGTATGATTGGATGGATCAGTATCGTAAAGAACATGGAATATTAAAAGGAGACTTCCAATGGAGTTGGATTCCTTTTGACATTATGAAAACGTATGCTGCAATGGATGCATTGTGTACGTTTATGCTTTATGAAAAGTTCGTAAAGATTAAACAAAATAAAAAATTAGCATGGGTATATGATAATATATTAATTCCAGGGTGTAGGTTTTTAACCGATACTCAGGATAATGGTGTACCTTTTAACAGAAAACGATTAGAGATTTCACAGCAATTAATGCAGGATGATATTGATAAGGCTATTGCCACTCTATATGAGAATCCAAAAATATCAGAGTTTGAGAAGATCAATGGAAAAGACTTTAACCCTAATAGCACTGTACAGTTGCGTAGTCTTCTTTTTGACTACATTGGTCTCAATCCTACTGGAAAGAAAACAGGTACAGGTGCTCACTCAACAGATGCGGAAGTCCTTGAAAGGCTCTCCGAGCAGTCTGAAGTACCAAAACTTATCCTTGATATACGGCAAAAATCCAAAATTAAAAATACTTATCTGGACAAAATCATACCCCAGCTGGATCGCGATAGTAGATTACGTACAGGTTTTAACCTTCATGGGACTACTAGCGGTCGTCTCAGTTCTAGTGGCAAATTAAATATGCAGCAGTTGCCTAGAGACAATCCTATTGTTAAGGGTTGTATAAAGGCGGCAGAAGGACATCGTATAGTCGCTATGGACTTAACCACAGCAGAGGTATATGTAGCCTCTATATTAGCAAAAGACGAAGCACTTATGGATGTATTCCGTTCAGGAGGAAACTTTCATAGTACGATTGCTAAAACAGTATTTAAACTACCATGTCCTGTTGAGGATGTGGACACATTATATAAAGATAAAAGACAAGCTGCCAAAGCTGTAACCTTCGGCATCATGTATGGTGCAGGTCCTAAAAAGATCAGTGAACAAGTTACAAAAGATTCTGGCAAGTATTTTAGTCAGAATGAAGCTAAGGAGGTTATAGATGACTACTTTAATTCTTTTCATATGCTTAGGAAGTGGATTGATGCTAGCCAAAAATTTATTGAGCAAAATGGATTCATATACAGTTTCTTTGGAAGAAAGCGAAGGCTCCCTAATGTTAAGTCATCAGACGCTGGAGTCAAGAGTCATTCCATTAGGAGCGGTCTTAATTTTCTGGTGCAGTCTGCTGCTAGTGATATTAACCTTCTTGGAGCTATAGATATGGGTGAATATATACGAGCAAACAGGATGAAGTCTCGTATCTTTGCACTCGTTCATGACTCTATTCTTGCGGAAGTTCCGAATGAAGAAGAACAAGAATATTGTGAATTTTTACAGCATTTTGTACAATTAGATAGAGGGATAAAGATCCCTGGAGCCCCAGTTGGATGTGACTTCGAGATTGGAGATGACTATTCAATGGGGAAATTTGAGAAACAATATGGCTTACTCTGAAAAGGTATTAGATCATTATGAAAGACCAAGAAACGTTGGAAGACTATCTGAAAGTGATAGATCCGTGGGTACGGGTATGGTTGGAGCACCTGCTTGTGGTGACGTTATGCGATTACAAATTAAAGTCTCTGAGGAAGGAGTCATTGAAGACGCTAAGTTTAAAACTTACGGATGTGGATCCGCCATTGCATCGAGTTCTTTGCTTACCGAGTGGGTTAAGGGAAAGACACTTGACGACGCTAGTCAGATCAAGAATACCGAGCTTGCTACAGAACTTAGCTTGCCCCCAGTAAAAATTCACTGTAGTGTTCTTGCAGAAGATGCAATAAAAGCCGCTATAAGCGATTATGAGGGGAAAAATGCTGACATTAACTGCCAATGCGAAGAATTATCTTAAAGAACAACTAAAAAAGACGGGTCACAAATATGCAGGTCTTAGTTTAAAACCTAGCGGGTGTGCTGGATTTGAATATGTCTGGGACTATGCAGACGAAGACCATAATGGTCGTGTAGTTGCAGACATATTAGTAGTTGAACAAAACGCAGAGCTTGCTGTGGCTGGAAGTGTAGTAGATTATAATTCTAGTCTAGCAGGTTCTGAACTTACAATAGAAAACCCAAACGTGCAGAACGCATGTGGGTGTGGTGTTAGTTTTACATTATAAGGAAAAATTAATGATTTATTCATGGAAAGTATTAACGTTTTTAATTCTATTCGACATAGGATTACATCTTCTCGAAATAACTATGGATATACTGCAATGGATGACGTAAGTAAGTACAGCGTTAGCTGGACAAATCTAGCAGGTGATAATATCTATGCGGACATGCATAGTGTTGGGCCGTATACCTATGCAAAAATGTTAGAAGGACAAGGGTGTACTGATATTGCAATTTATTTTAGAGGTGAGTTAATTGATCATTACGTACAAGGACGTTCCACGCGTAACATTTCCAGTTTTTAAACTTCCGAGTAGTAACTGGTACAGACAAGATGGACTACTATTTGTAGATGATAAAATAGTAGATGACTGTAATATGCACGGGGCAACTATTGGTGTTAGACGTATGCAAAGTCATATGGATTTAATGCCGTTAAAAAAATCTGTAGATACTCATTTAGGCTTGATAAAACAAACAAATAATACTTATATTGATACCGCAGGTAATCCTTTTATTTATGAAAAAACTATGTGGTGTAAGTTAAAATACTATAGTATTCGTAATGTAGAGCAGAAGATAGTTGCCTGTGTATTACATCTCGACGGGGTCAAAGCACCTTTCACAATTCCTAGACCTCCACACTCAGACATGCTTTGGGCAGGTATATTACATCTATATGATCTGCCTTGGATGCTGTATGAGTATTCAGAAACTAAAGTAAAAGATTCAAAACGAAAGGTCTAAATATTTCTTGACATTAACAGCATTTTTGGGTATAATACTCGTATGAATATTTTTATACTTGACGAAAACCACGACAAATGTGCAGAATATCACGTTGACAAACACATAGTCAAAATGCCTCTTGAAGCGGCTCAAATGATTTGTACAACGTTGTGGGTAGATAAATACCTTGGATATACTCCAAGAAAACTTACAAAAGAAGAGCTTGCTCTTTTACGGGAGAAGAAGAAAAATGAACCTAGAGATTTTCCATATCTTCCGACAATGCACAACCACCCATGTACTATATGGGCTAGGACTACTCTTGATAATTATGAATGGCTGGTATGCTATGCACTCGCCCTCAATGACGAGTATCGTTTCCGCTATGGAAAAGAACACAAGTCTGTGCGCGATGTCATACTCAAGCTACCCGAGCCTTCCAGCTTACCAAGAGATGCACTCACTCCATTTGCACAGGCTATGCCTGACGAACTCAAAGGCAACGACGGAGTAGTAGCATATCGTAAATTTTATCACAAAGATAAAGCAACCTTTGCTTCTTGGAAGTATCGTGAAAAACCACCGTGGTGGAACGAAAACGAAGCAAGCTACAACGAAAGAATAACTCGATAGGAGGTTATATGCCAATAACAGGGTGGGTAGTCATATGTACTACTATAGGTTTAATAGCTTTGTTTTTCTTTGCAGTAAGTAGACGCAAGTGAAAACTCAAGCATTTATTTCAGTATTTAAAGTACGAATAGATAAACTAAAAGACTCTATTAAAGAGGAACTGAAGAAAACTAAATCTGAAAGACGTAGAGATGCTTTAAAGTCTTGGATTTCAGATATTAAAAGACTTCAAAAAGTAATAGATGAAGCAAAACGTGAGAATACTTGCCCACACTGTGGAGGAGAACTTGATTGAAGGCAGTTGTTAGTAACAGGATTTATCTTGAGGTAACTCAAGCGTATAAGGAAGTTTTAAGTAAAGAACTGACTTATACTGTGCCTTCACACAATCCGAATGACCCGCCTATCGTCATAAAGAATATGGCGCGAGTTCGAGATAACTTGGTGAGTATACCAATCGGAAGAACGGATTTGATACCAAACGATTACGAAGTAGTCGATAAGCGTATTGAGAAACCAGTAGACTTTCCTGACTTTAAGTTTGATTTACGCCCGAGTCAGAAAGATGCTTATGATGAGGTAGAAGACAACTGTATAATAAACGCTTGGGTCAGCTGGGGAAAGACTTTTACGGGGTTAGCGATAGCAGGAAAACTTGGACAGAAAACATTAGTTATTGTCCACACAGTACCGCTACGAAACCAGTGGGCAAAAGAAGTAACGAAAGTCTATGGTATTACGCCTGGAATCATAGGCAGCGGAAAGTTTGAAATTGATGCTCCTATCGTGATTGGGAATACTCAGACTTTATACCGTAACATTCCGAAGGTTAGAAAAGAGTTCGGAACAATTATACTAGACGAAATGCATCATGTAAGTAGTCCAACTTTTTCCAAAGTTATCGACACAAATTACTGTCGCTATAAGATTGGGCTATCAGGGACAATCGAAAGAAAGGATGGTAAACATGTAGTATTTCGAGATTACTTTGGAAATAAAGTAATTAAACCCCCGAAGGAGAACTATATGACTCCTTCTATAAGAATACATCGTTCAGAGATAAGATTTATGGATGGTGCAAATATTCCGTGGGCTAACAGAGTAAGTGCTTTGGCAAACGACGAAGAATACCGACATTCTGTAGCAATGATTGCTGCATTTTTCGCAAAGAAAGGTCACAAAGTATTAGTAGTAAGTGATCGAGTATATTTTCTTCAGCGTTGCGCGGAGTTGGCGGGAGATAACGCCATCTGCGTTACCGGCGAAGTTGCGCACGAGGATAGAGAAGCTATGCTAGACGAAATACGCTTTGGTAAAAAAGAAATTCTCTTTGGTACTCAGGCTATATTCTCAGAAGGCATATCATTAGATGACTTGAGTTGTCTAATATTAGGGACGCCTGTGAATAATGAACCACTACTGACACAGTTGATTGGTCGTGTTATTCGGAAGAAGGAAGGCAAGAAAGAGCCTGTGGTTGTAGATATTCAATTAAAAGGGAATACTGCCCGAAGGCAGGCTTCCAATAGGGTTGGATACTACATGAAACAGGGTTACAACATACGGGAACTTTAAAAAAATAGTTCTTGACATGAACTTAATTTTTTGATATAATATGTTTTTATATAATTGGAAAAAGATCTTTGAAACGTGCGAAGGCAATGCCATAGAAATGGTAAGAGTTTTAAAGATGTTGACGTTCAAGCAGATTCCCAAAAATAAATACGATAAGATTTATCGTTATTCAACTATTGATTTTAGGGGAGAATCCTTTCTTGTACATCCTGATGTCCTATTATGTAATGAGCACAAATATGGTTATAAAGACATATGTATTTATGTTGCTATAGCCAGTTTAAGACCATATGCAGATTATGTAGCGTATGGCAAAACAACGTTAGATCTGTTGCATTTACCAATAGATCCTTTTATATTTTTACAAAACTTTAGCCTACTTCGTGTGATAGGTGACCAGATTCACTTTAAGTACGAAGAAGCCCCAACGGAGAAACACTAATGGCAATATCATTTAACCAACAAAAAGGTTCCGCACAAAAGACTTCAATCAAATCATATCAGTACGTAAATGGCGATAACAAGATGCGTCTATGCGGAGACATATTAGCACGATACGTATACTGGATCAAGGGTCAGAATGACAAGAACATTCCTATGGAGTGTCTCTCGTTTGATCGCAATACTGAGTCTTTCAATAACAAAGAGAAAGATTGGGTTCGTGA